GAGTGCGATGTGCGGTTCGGCCCGGATAACGGCCGCTACATCGAGGCCGCGATGGACTATGCGGCGAAGAATGGCGGACGCCTCCTGGCCGCTTGGGGCAATGGCGGCGAGCTTGACGATCGCGGCGATTGGTTCTGCGCCCGCGCGAGCCATGTCTACCAGCTCGACCTGATCTGTCTCGGCCTGGCGCGCGGCAGTCGGTGGGCGGGCCCAGTTCATCGGTACAATCCGAAGCACCCGATGGCGCGCGGCAAGCACCGCATTCCGCGCGATCAGATGCCGATCATGTACCGCGAAGCGTATCGAGGCGCGGCATGAACCCGCTCTGGTTTATGCATCCGTTGGTCGTCGCGGTGGTGCTCGCCACTCTTTTCGGCCCGTCTTACTGCACGATGGTGCAGCCATGAAGTTCGCGATGGTCGTTATCGGGCTGATCGGTTGGTTCGCCGCCACGCGTGCCGTCATCGGTCTGCTGTTCAACGGCAGCCGTGATGAGTTCGTTGGCGTCTCCGCGATCGTGGCGCTGATCTGCTTCGGTATCTTGCTCATGTTCTTCGGACTGCACTGATGGACCCGTCTGCCGTCACCACCCCCGTCATTCCGCGCGATCCGGCGTCCCTGCCGGGCGAACTGCCGCGTGGCGCGGATATTCCTGACGATCTCGATCCGTTCGCGGACGGCATCCTGATGCTCCATCAGATCGAGTGGCTGGATGACAAGAGCGATCTGAAGCTCGGCGAGAAAGGTCGACGCACCGGTATCACTTTCGCCGAGGCACTGGACGATGCGCTGCTTGCCGCGTCCGAACAGGCGGCCGGCGGCATGAACGTGTTCTACGTCGGCGACACCAAGGACAAGGGTCGTGAATTCATCGGCTACATTGCTCACTTCGCGCGTGTGGTTGCCGGCGAGCTTGCCGCGATCGAAGAGTTCATGTTCGAGGACGAGCAAGGCGACGGGAGCACGAAGTTCATCTCCGCGTTCCGGGTCCGCTTCGCATCGGGTTATCGCGTCGAGGCGCTATCGTCCAGGCCGGAAAACATTCGCGGCCTCCAGGGCAAAGTCGTCATCGACGAAGCCGCGTTCCACAAAGATGTCCGTCTCGTGCTCGACACAGTGAACGCGCTGCTGATCTGGGGCGGCAAGATCGTCGTGATCTCCACCCACAACGGCGTGCTCAGTCCGTTCAACGAACTGATCCTTGAGGCGAAGGCCGGAAAGGTTCCGTTCAGTCTCCACCACATCCCGTTCGCTAAAGCAGTCGCGAACGGACTGTTCCGCCGTGTCTGTGCGATTAAAGGCGTGCGCTGGTCTGCCGAGGCTGAGGCGGAGTGGGAAAAGAAAATCCGATCCAGCTACGGCGTCCGCACCGCCGCGATGAGGCAGGAACTGGATTGCATCCCGGCCGAGTCCGAAGGCGCGGCGCTCACGCGGGTCCAGATCGAAGCCTGTATGCAGCCCGATATTCCGATCGTGCGATGGGCGCTACCGGACGAATTTAAAAACCTGCCGGAAGATCGGCGTAAGGCCACCGCCCTGGAGTTCTGCGAGACCCAGCTCAAGCCGATCCTCGACAAGCTCAACCAGAATCTGCGCCATGTTCTCGGTGTAGACTTTGCGCGCACCGGCGACGGTAGCGACTATCTGATCAACGAGGTGGGACATGGGTTGACGCGAACCTGCGCGTTGTTGCTTGAACTGAGGAACGTGCCGTTCGATCAGCAGCGCGACATTCTGTTCTATATCGCCGATCGCTTGCCGCGCTTCGCGGGCGGCGCGCTCGACGCGACCGGCAATGGTGCATACCTCGCCGAATCCGCCGCGTTGAAATACGGCGCGCGCATCGTCGAGGTGAAACTCAGCCAGGAATGGTATCGGCTCAACGCACCGCCTTACGTCGAGGCGTTCAATGACCGCACCGTCGTCTTGCCGAGACATGACGACGTGCTGCGGGATCATCAGGCGCTGGCGTATACGGGCGGCATCATCAAGGTGCCGGACGATCATCGCTTCAAGGGTAGCGACGGCTTTTCACGGCACGGCGACTCCGCGATCGCCGGAATGCTCGCTTACTTCGCATCGCGCGCCGATTTTTGGGAGGCTGCCTATCGACCGGCCACAACCGATGCGGCCGGTGACACGGGCAGCATGTTCGCCAATCAGGACGACACCACCGGTCGCGACTGGTGGAATTCACCGCTCGGCGCTGGGTTGCGAGGTGGCATATGAGCCGCGAAGACGAAGCGCTACGGCAGAAGGCCGAGGCTGTCATGACCGAATTGACCAAGCTGTCCACCGCCGCCCGCGAGGCGAAGGATCGACGTCTCACCCGAATGAGCAACGATCTCTACTACGCGTCGAACCGCGCGTGGCGGGAGCTAGACGGCGTCATCAACCGGGAGCGCAAATCGTGACCGGCGAACAGACGCTTTATTGCTCATTCTGCGGCGAGAGCCAGCAGAAGTGCGAATGGCTGATAGTCGGCGCGGTTTGCGCCTGTATTTGCGCAACGTGTATCGATGACTGTGCCGCGCAGCTCGCCCGGCTTCGTCGGGACAAGATCGAACAGGACGCGCTGATCAAGGAAGCGCTGCATTGTGCATTCTGCCAGCCCGCGCCGATTGCGTGTGAAGGAGAGTTCAATGGCCGATAAACCCGTGTTGCTCGGCCCAGATGGCCAGCCGATCCGGCCGGACCTCATGCTGCGGGAGATCGCGACACCCAGCGGCACGATCGGCGTGCGATCGCCGTTCGCCGATTATCCGGCGGATGGTCTCAATCCGCGCCGGCTGGCCAACATTCTGCGCGAGGCCGATCGCGGCAATCCGCGCCGCTACTTCGAACTGGCCGAGCAAATCGAGGAACGCGATCCGCATTATGTCGGCATTCTCGGTACGCGCCGCCGATCCGTGGCGCAGCTCGACATTCAGGTCGATGCCGCTGACGACTCCGCCGAGGCGAAGGCTCACGCCGACATGGTCGAGGCGTGGCTCGGTCGTGATGAGCTGCAAGACGAACTCTTCCATATGTTAGATGCGATCGGCAAAGGCATCAGCTTCACGGAGATCATCTGGGACACGTCGGAGGGACAGTGGCAACCCACTCGCTTGATCCACCGAGATCCACGCTGGTTCTCCTTCGATCGCGTCGACGGCGAGACGCCTTTGCTCGAAGGCGGCTATGACGGCGTCGAGCAGCGCCTCACGGTCAACTACGGCGGCGCACCGTTGCCAGCGTTCAAGTTCGTGGTGGCGTCGATCGCGGCCAAGTCGGGCTTGCCGGTGCGTAGCGGTCTGGCCCGGCTGGCGGCCTGGTCGTGGATGTTCAAGGCATTCACGATGCGGGATTGGGCGATCTTCGCGCAGACGTTCGGTCAGCCTGTTCGTCTCGGCAAGTATCCGGCCGGCGCGAGCGACGCCGACAAGAACACGTTGTTTCGCGCCGTCGCCAATATCGCCGGTGATTGCGCAGCGATCGTGCCGGAGTCGATGGCGATCGACTTTATCCAGGCACCGAACATCGGCGCGAGCCACGCGCTCTATAAGGAACGTGCGGACTGGCTTGATCAACAGATGTCAAAGGCGGTGCTCGGCCAGACTGCGACCACCGACGCGATCGCGGGCGGTCATGCGGTCGGCCAGGAGCATCGGCAGGTGCAGGAGGATATTGAACGGGCCGACGCCAAGGCGCTGTCCGCGATTCTCAATCGCGATCTGATCCAGCCGTGGGTGCAGTTGCAGTTCGGGCCGCAGAAGAACTATCCGCGGCTTCGTATCGGCCGACCCGACGAGAAGAACGTCACTCAGATCATTGACGGCATTGCGCGCGGCGTTCCGCTTGGCCTTCAGGTCGAAAAAAGCTGGCTGAATGATCTTCTCGGCATTCCGGTGCCGGCGAAAGGTGCTGACGTCCTGACCGCGCCGGCGCAATCATCGCCGTTCGGCGGCTTCGATATGCCGGGCTATGCGCCGCACGCGCCGACGCTCCAGGCATCGCATTCGCCACCGCAACAATTGACCGCGCTTCAGACGCTCGCAGCATTGAACCGCAAGTGCGAGGATCTGTGCGGTCCAGGCATCAACGATCTTGTCGGCGAGGTACGCGACGTCGTGATGCGCGCGAAGTCGTTGCAGGAGGTTCAAGCTGCTCTCTCGCACGCAAAGCCCGGCCTCGCTGAATTTCAACTTGCCGGGTTGATGCAGATGGCGCGCGTACTCGCCAACCTGGTCGGCCGCTCCGATATCGCCGATGCTTAACTTTCGCGGCCGTCAGTTCTCGGTGTGTGGATGTTGCGGTGGCGCGAGGCCGTCGCTTCAGGCCACGGCGAAACCGTTCTCGCTCGATCCGATCGAGGCGATCGACTTCCTGCGCAAGAAGGTCGATGTGCCCAGCGCGATGTGGACCGACCTGTGGCAGCAGGAACACTCGGCCGCTTTCACTGTTGCCGGCGCAACGTCGAAGGCGCTCGTTCGCGATTTTCACGATGCGGTGAACAAGGCGATCGCGGACGGCACCACGCTGGAGGATTTCCGCAAAGACTTCGATCGCATCGTCGAAGATCATGGCTGGGACTATAACGGCGGCCGCAATTGGCGATCGCAGATCATCTTCGACACAAACATGTCGACGGCCTATGCGGCCGGACGCTGGCAACAGATTCAGCAGGTGAAGGTGCAGCGGCCGTATCTGCGCTACGTCCACCTTGAAGGTCAGGCGCATCCGCGTCCTGAGCACGCCTCATGGCACAACACGGTGTTGCCGGTGGACGATCCGTGGTGGCTGACCCACTATCCCCCGAACGGCTGGAATTGCCATTGCACCGTGCAGAGCCTCAACGAGCGCGATCTCGACCGCTATGGCCTGACGGTCTCGGCCCAGGCCCCGCCGGTGCAGATGGTGGAAAAGGTCATCTGGACCGCGACCGGCCCGCGCACGGTCCTGGTGCCGGAGGGCATCGATCCCGGTTTTGCGTACCGGCCGGGCGAGATGCCGGCCTTCGCCGACGATTGAGGCCGGCTTCAACCGTTGTTCAACATGGGGTGAACCCCACCTCCGGAGGCCGGTTTGGGCCCAAAATCCCGAAATTCAGATTCCGGCTCCGTGAGGCCCCTGACACCCTTCGCCGCCGCATCGGGAGCGGGATTTTATTTAAACTGTCATTTAAGCCCCTGTGGGGCGTCTGACGGCCTTCCGACCCGATATCCGGGGTCGGTTTCCGCCCCGAGCCCGGAAACGCCCAAAATCGGGGTCGGATCGTCCGAATAGCCGGTCACCCCTGACACCCTTGCCAATCCGCCGTCGCCGTGCGGTAGTGTCCGCCATCCCCAGCCATCGATTCAGCGCCTCATCAGGGCCGCCCTGACACCTGTCAGGGTTATTGATCGCCGCCGCACCGGTCACGTTGCGGCCATGTCTCGCAAGCCTTCTTCCAAACTCGTCCTCAACGTCGCCATCGGTGCCGGTTCGCCGGTCGCGCTGAACGCCGAAGGCGGCGTGCCGGAGTGGATCATGATGATCCCCGCCGGCGACGATGTGATCCGTACCGTCGACGGTCGTGGCCCATATCGCATGGCGTCGGCCGCCGCCCTTGCCGAGGCGAGCCTGCAAGCAGCCGGCGGGCGGTTGCCGATCGACGAAAACCATTCGACCGATCTTGCCGCGCCGGAAGGTCTGCCGTCACCGGCGCGTGGCTGGGCGACTGAATTGCAGGCGCGCCCCGATGGCCTCTATGCGCGCGTCGAGTGGACGGAGACCGGCAAGGCTCTCCTGGCCGAGCGTTCCTATCGTTTCATCTCGCCCGTGTTTCTCCACACCGCAACGGGCGACATCACGCGTCTGCTGCGCGCGTCTCTCACAAACGTTCCCAACCTGCGCGGCATGGCCGCGCTCCACTCCGAGGAATCGACGATGGATTTCATTGCTCAACTGCGCACGCTGCTTGGTCTCGCCGACGACGCGGACGAAGCGGCCGTGGTCGCCAAGATCACGTCGCTGATGACGCCGGCTGGTCCGGCGCTCAATGCGGCCGAAGCCGGCGCGTTGCTGGTGCAACTCCGCACGCTGCTCGGTCTTGCCGACGACGCTGATGTCGCGGCTGTCGTTGCCAAGATCAAGGAAGTGGCCGGCGGAAGCACCGAGGCTGCTCCCGCACTCGCGTCGATCGCGAAGATCGTTGGCCTCCAGGGTCACGCCACCGCCGTCGCGATCCAGTCGGCCGTGTCCAAGCTGGTGTCCAGCGGCTCCGACCAGGTCAAGGCGTTGCAGAGCGAACTGGCCACCATGACCACCCAGGTCAACACGCTGCGGGATGATGCTGCCCGTACCAAGGCGACCACCTTCGTCGACGGCGCGATCAAGGTCGGCCGTGTCGGCGTAGCCGGGATGCGCGAGCATTACATCGCGCAGCACATGATCGACCCGTCTCGCGTCGAGAAGGAGATCAACGCGATGGTGGTGCTCAAGCCCGGCGCATACGTGCCTCCCGAAGACCCGAAGCGCGAACGCCTTGCACTCAACATGCAGGACCCGAACGCGATCGCCGCCGAAGCGAACAAGTATCGCGACGAACAGGCCAAGCTCGGCCGCACCATCACCATTTCCGACGCCGTCAACGTCATCAAGGAGCGCGCGCAGTGACCATTCCGACTTTCATCCGCAGCTACATCTGCGCGGCAGACATCCTGCCGCGCGTCATCGTCAAGTTTGCCGCGCCGTCGGCGGGCTCGACGATGACCACCGCCGCCGCCGCGACGGATGCGCTGTTCGGCATCTCTGATGCGATGGGTGGCGCCTCCGGCGGCCCGGTCGATGTCATCCTCGCGGGTCTCGCCGAGGTTGTACTTGGCGGCACGGTCACCGCCGGCGCGCCATTGACGTCCGATGCCGACGGCAAGGCGGTCGCCCTGGTCGGCGCAGCCGACGCCACGCGCCGCTGCATCGGCTACGCCGAGCAACCCGGCGTTGCCGGAGACATCATCCGCTGCACCGTCGAGCGCGGCGTCCTGCAACTTCCGGCGGCCGTCTAAGGCCGCCCGCGACTTCCTTCCGCACTTCAACCTCTGAGGTTTAGCCAATGGCTCCCAATCGTCCCTTCGTCGTCGATCCGGTGTTGACCGCCATCGCGGTCGGCTATCGCAACGACGCACAGACCCTGATCGCCGATCGCGTGTTGCCGCGCGTCGAGGTCGGCGGCGAGAAGTTCAAGTGGACCGAGTATCCGATTGAAGAGAGCTTCAATCTTCCGGATACGCGCGTCGGCCGGCGCGGCCGCGTCAACCAGCTCGAGTTCAACGGCACCGAGAAAGACGACTCGGTTGACGATCACGGTCTGGAAACGGCGGTGCCGAATTCGGACATCGACGCCGCCGCGCGGGCTCGCGAGGAGAAGCGATCGACCTACGATCCGGAAGGCCATTCCACCATGCGCCTGATGGACACCGTGCTCAACGTGCGCGAGAGCCGCGTGGCCACCCTGGTGCAGACGCTCGGCAACTACGCCGCGACCCGGCGCACCACGCTGGCCGGCACATCGCAGTTCTCCGACTACGCCAACTCGACGCCGATCAGCGTGATCAAGACCGGCCTCGAAGGCACCCTCGTGTATCGGCCGAACACGGCCGTCATGGGTCAGGCGGTGTGGTCGAAGCTGTCGTCGCATCCGGAGATCGTCAACGCCATTCGCGGCAACCTCACCAACAAGGGAATCGTGACCCGTCAGGAATTCGCGGCGCTCTTCGAGTTGAAGGAAGTCCTGGTCGGCGAAGGCTGGGTCAATACGGCGCAGCCGGGTCAGGCCGTCAACTTGCAGCGCGCTTGGGGCAAGCATCTCTCGCTGCTGTACATCGATCCGATGGCGCGCCCCGAAGCAAACGGCGGCATCACCTTCGGCATGACCGCACAGTACGGCGGTCGCATCTCCGGCCGGATCGAGGACCCGGATGTCGGCCTCCAGGGCGGCGCGCGCATCCGCACCGGCGAGCGCGTCAAGGAGCTGATCGTCGCCAAGGACGTCGGCTACTTCCTCCAGAACGCCGTGGCGTAAGCGGAGGTCATCAACGTGGCAAAGAAACCCGACACCGCTCCGAAGGCCGGCGACAACGCGTCGGCCACTGCTTCCGACGCTGATGTGTCCGGCGCGAACACCGCGTTGGCGCAGGCCGCGAACGCCGGCACCGCAAGCCGATCGCGCGAGCCGATCGACAAGACGGAGCGACGCTACTTCATCGCTGCCAGCAATGTGCTGCACGACGGTGAAAGCTACGTCGCCGGTGACAGTCTCCCGCTCACCCGTACCGATTTCGATCAGCTCAAGCCGAGCGGTGCGATCGAGGCAGCCGAGTGGACGACGCGGAGATCGTGGACGTCTGATCCGTTTTCGCGGGGTAGCGCAGCCCGGTAGCGCAATCGGCTCATAACCGATCGGTCGCCGGTTCGAATCCGGCCCCGCAACCACCATAGGCGTGCTGACGATTTCTGAATCTTGACAGCAGCGCGCCTTGGCTCTGCCGCGCCGGGGAGACGACGGCGCGGCAGAGCATCGTCTCAATGGAGGATGCATGTCGAAGAAAATGGACAATCTTGATACCGCCGCCGTCGCGCAGGGCCGCGAGGGCTTCGAACGCGGCGTCTCACTTCTCACCGTCATTACGATGGTGATGGCTGCCGCCAAAGGCGCCGAGGCCGATGAAGCGCGAGCGCTCAGCTATGCACTTGGCTTCGCCGAAGCGCTGATCGATCGCATTCGGAACCCGTTCTCTATCGGAGAACCGGTCGATCCTCCCGACGGAGTGATCGACTTCGCGAAACAGTCGATCGGAGGCGCGTAACGATGGACCGCGAACCGATCCTGCAATTCTTCGCCTACGGTCACCTCCCGCCAGCACTGCGCGACGTCAGCCGGCCGTTCTGTGAGTTGGCGGAAACCATCGCCACCACCTTGCCGCGCAACCCGGAGCGCACCGTTGCGCTTCGCAAGTTACTTGAGGCGAAGGATGCGGCCGTGCGCGCCGCATTGTTCGAGGACTGAACCCGATGACCTACGCATCGCAAGCCGACCTGGTTGAGCGTTTCGGCGAGCCGATGCTGGTCGATCTCACCGACCGTGCGTCGCCGCCGGCCGGTGAGATCGACGCGGCCGTGGTCACGCGCGCGCTGGAAGACACCGACGCCGCGATCAACGGCTATCTGTTCGGCCGCTACAAGCTGCCCTTGCCGTCGACGCCGCCGGCGCTGCGCGACATCGCCCAGGCGATTGCGATCTATAAGCTGCACCGCGACGTCGCCTCGGAGAAAATCCGCCAGGACTATCTCGACGCGACGAAGACGCTCGGCCAGATCGCCAGCGGCGTCGTGCGCCTGGACGTGGACGGTGTCGAGCCTGCGGCTTCCGACGCCGGCGGTGTCCAGTTCACCGATCGCGAGCGCGAGATGACGCCCGACAACATGAAGGGCTTTATCTGATGACCGGCGCGCGGATCGAGCTTAAGGGCAATGACGAAGCGCTGGCCGAACTCGACGGCTACGTGCAGCGCGCCCGCGATAAGCAGGGCATGTTCGCAAACATCGGCATGTCGCTGGTCACCTCGACACAGAACCGCTTCGAGCGCGGTGTTGGTCCGGACGGCTCGCCCTGGCCTCCGTCGATCCGTGCGCTCGCCACCGGCGGCAAGACGCTGATCGAGAGCGCGCGGCTGATGCGTTCCGTCACCTACAGCGCCTCGATTAACGGGTTGGAGGTCGGCACCAACGTCATCTACGCGGCGATCCACCAGTTCGGCGGGACGATCCAGCAGAAACAGCGCACGGCCGTGTTGCATTTCAAGACCAATAAAAAGACCGGTCAATCGCGTTTCGCAAAACCGGGCAAGGCTGACCGTGCGCAGAAGGTCGAGATCGGTGCGCATTCCGTCCGGATGCCGGCGCGGCCGTTCCTCGGCCTCGACGACGCCGACGATCGCGAGATCGTTCGCATCGCGGAAGACTGGATCGCTGGCGAAGGAGCGACGGCGCAATGAACCCCGTCTGCATCGTCCTCTTGCTCGTCCTTTGCATCATCACCGGCACGCGTGCCGCCGACGTCGCTACGGCCTACGTCGTCTCACGGCCGGCCGCCTGCACGGGAGCGCAGCCATGACGACACTCGTGGAACAGGTTGTCTCTCGGCTAGATGCGGAAGTGCCCGGCCTGAAAGGTCGGGTCGAGTTCGTGGCCGATTTGGCCGCCCTGGTCGAAACCGGCGCGCTGCCGCAGAACGAGGTTGCGGCCTATGTGGTCTCGCTCGGCTTCGACGATCGCGGTGGTGAGGCCGCAGCGGGGATGCACACACAGATCCTCGACGACGCAATCGGCGTCATCCTTTGTGTCCGGTCGCATGGCGATGCCAAGGCCCGCCGCGCAGTGCCGACGGTCGACGCACTGAAAGACCAGA